GGACTGGTAAAGACGATCAACAAAATTCATTCGCTTGGTCACCTGACACTTCATCTTGGATTGCTACAGGCAATTAAGTTAAAGAGTTTTTAAACAGGAGTAAGTGACCTATGGCCAAATCCAACGGCGGTATTATCGGAGCATTAAATCCAACATCGTTTGGAAAGTGTACTCAAACTATTGCTACCGGTTCAACAACAGTCACAACGCAACCAGGAACTAGATTAGTTACAACAGCAATTGTAGCTGGTGGTGGAGGAGCAGCTGGTGGAGAACCTGGTAATAATGCAATAGGTGGTGCTGGAGGTGCTGGAGGATTAAGAATAATTTGTGCTTCAGTTTGTGGAGCAACATCCTATCCATTAGTTATTGGAGGTGGTGGAGCAGGAGCAGCAAATAGTCCTAATCCAGGAACTTCTGGAACTTCTGGAGTTGATTCATCAGGATTTGGTTATACTTCTACTGGAGGTGGTGGAGGAGGAAGAAAAGCAAACGCTGGTTTAACAGGAGGATCTGGAGGTGGAGCTGGTGAAGATACACAACCAGGTGGAGCAACACCTGCATCAGGTGGAGCAGGAAATACTCCGCCAGTAAGCCCACCACAAGGTAATCCAGGAGCAATCGGTTCAGGAAATAATGGAGGAGGTGGTGGAGGTTCATCTGCTGCAGCAACTCCAGTTCCTCAACCAAGTCCAACAGGTGGAGTAGGTGGAGCAGGAACAAACGTAAGTCCATATTTTACATCACCAATACCTAATTCAGGAATTTATGCAGGTGGAGGTGGAGGAGGTGGTTGTACTACAGGAGGAACAGGTGGAACTGGTGGAGGTGGAGCAGGAAGTCCATATCCAGGTTCAGGTACATCTGGAACAACAAATACAGGTGGAGGTGGTGGTGGAGCAAGTGGATCTGGAACAGGTGGATCAGGAGGAGCAGGAATCGTTATCGTAAAAGAATTAAACAAGGCAAGTGGTGTTTGGAATTTAAAAAGTCAATTTAGTGCCGTGAAGAGCGGAACGTGGGTTCAAGCTCAATGTTCAGTACAATTAGATTATTTAGTAGTGGCGGGTGGAGGATCAGGCGGAGGATGTAATGGTGCAATTGCTTCAGGAGGTGGTGGAGCCGGTGGTTTTAGAACATCTTTTCCTGGTGGTACTCAAGTAACAGCTTCTTTTTATTCAGGTGGAAGTATTCCAGTTACAATTGGAGCTGGAGGAGCAGGTGGAAGCGGATCACCAAGCGGTACAGGAAATGATGGTAATCCTTCTATTTTTTCAACAATTACATCCACAGGTGGTGGTAGAGGTGGAAGATATGGTAACCCAACAGGAGAATCTGGAAATGCTGGAGGATCAGGAGGAGGTGGAGGTTTTAGTCAAACTTCACCTACTAGTTCAGGTGGAGCAGGAAACACACCACCGTCAAGTCCTTCACAAGGAAATGCTGGAGGAATTGGGGCTTGTAGAAGAAGTGGGGGTGGAGGTGGAGCAGGTGCTGTTGGAGCAGGAAATAATCCTGGACCAGGTACAGGAAATGCCGGTGGAGCAGGTAGTGCAAATTCAATTACAGGATGTTCAGTAACTTATGCTGGAGGTGGAGGCGGTGGAAATGAATGTGGACCAGGTGGAGTTGGAGGAGCAGGGGGTGGTGGAGCAGGTGGAGGAAGAACAGGTCCTTGTACAGTAACAACAGCAGCAGTATCAGGAACAGCTAACACAGGTGGTGGAGGAGGAGGTGGTCAAAACTATATTCCTACTGCAAATTTTGGATCCGGCGGATCGGGAATCGTTATTTTAAGAGCAAGAAGCTCATCAATTATTTTAAGTGCAAGTCCAGGAACTAACACGGTTACAACACAACCTTGCGGTCAAGATGTTGCGTCGTTTACTGTTAGCGGAAGTTTAACGGCGGCAACAGCTGCTTTATCAGTAGATTATTTAGTCGTGGCCGGTGGAGGCGGAGGAGGTATTAATGGTTCAGGTGGTGGTGGAGCTGGAGGATATCGTTCTTCTTTTCCAGGTGGAACAAAATTAAAAGTAGTAGGATCTTATCCAATAACAGTAGGAGCTGGAGGAGCTGGTTCTATAGGTGCAAATAATAATGCTAATGGATCAGATTCAATATTTTCAACAATCACATCTACAGGTGGTGGTAAAGGTGGTTTTTATGGAGGTGGAGGAGGTGTTGGTAGTACGGGTGGTTCTGGAGGTGGAGGAGGTGGTGATGGAGGACCAAATATTGCTGGTCAACCAGGTGGAGCAGGAAATACTCCTCCAGTAAGTCCTTCTCAAGGGAATTCAGGTGGAGCAGGTTGGTTCCGTGATTTTTATGGAGCAGGAGGTGGTGGAGGTGGAATAGGTGGAACAGGTGGTGCAGCTACATCAACTGCAACGGGTGGTGGAGGAAATGGTTCAGCAAATTCAATCACAGGATGTTCAGTTACAAGAGGTGGAGGTGGAGCAGGTGGAATGACAAATAATAGTAATGGAACTATTGGTGCAGCTGGTCCAGGAGGAGGTGGAACTGGAGGAAGATCTTGTACAGCAGGTGGTGCAGGAACTATTAATACTGGTGGTGGTGGAGGAGCAGGAGGTCCTGGAGGCGCAGGAGGTTCGGGTATTGTTATTGTTAGAGGACCAAGTTCAGCAGGATTTAGTGCAGCGCCAGGAACAAACACAGTTACAACATTACCAGCACCAGCTGGAGGTTGTACTGTTGCGACATTCACGGTTTCTGGAACACTTACAGTTAGCTAATAATTCATCTACTTGACATTTATTCTATAAATTTATATATAGGATTTAGAAATGAACTTACAGAATTACTACTATTATTTTCAAAGCGCACTCACACCTAGATTTTGTGATGAGTTAATTAAATATGGAAAATCACAACAAGAGCAATTAGCATTAACAGGTGGACAAACAGATAAAGTTAATAAAGGAAAACCACTTGATGATAAAGATATAATAGATTTAAAAAAGAAAAGAGATTCAAATATTGTTTGGTTAAATGATCGTTGGATCTATAAAGAAATTCAACCATTTATTCATCAAGCAAATAGATTAGCTGGTTGGAATTTTGAATGGTCGTTCAGTGAATCTTGTCAATTTACAAAATATAAATTAAATCAATTTTATGATTGGCATTGTGATTCTTGGGAAGCTCCATATGCAAATAAAGATAATCCAGATACGTTTGGTAAAATAAGAAAATTATCTGTTACTTGTTCTCTATCAGCTCCAAAAGATTACGAAGGTGGAGAATTAGAATTTGATTTTAGAAATATGGATCCTGATAAACCAACAGTTAGAAAATGTGCAGAAATAACGCCACGTGGAAGTATAGTAGTATTTCCTTCTCATGTTTGGCATAGAGTTAAACCCGTAACGAAAGGAACAAGATATTCATTGGTTATTTGGAACCTTGGACATCCGTTTAGATAATGGCAAAAACAGATCAATTAAACTCATCAATTTATTTTAGTTCACCAGTATATTCTATTGAAATACCTGAATGGGTAGATGATGCAAATAAAGTTTGTGATAAATATATTAAAGATGCAAAAAAGAATAATGTTAAAGCTATTAAAGAACGTGAAAAGAAATTTGGTAAAAAAATAGGTGATCATGGAATGAGTTATCATTCTACATCACTAGTTGGAGATCCTGCTTTAAAAGAATTACAAGAATATATTGGTTCAACATCTTGGAATGTTTTAGACCATATGGGTTATAACTTAACTAATTATGAATTATTTTGGACTGAATTTTGGGTACAAGAATTTGGTGAAAAAGGTGGTGGACACCACGAAGGTCATTTGCACTACGATAATCATATATCTGGTTTTTATTTTTTAAAATGTTCAGAAAACACTTCAATGCCAGTATTCCACGATCCACGACCAGGTAAACTCATGACACAATTACCATTAAAGAATGAAACTGAAATAACTTTAGGAACTGATAAAATTCATTATAAGCCGAAACCAGGAACAATGTTATTTTTCCCAGCTTATATGGAACATCAATATACAGTAGATGATGGTGTAGAACCATTTAGATTTATTCATTTTAATCTACAAGCTGTAAGAAAAATGATTACTGATACAGTAAGAGTACAAACTAAAGCAGAAAACAAAAAGGAGAAAATATGAGTTTTAAAACAGATAAGTATGTAGTTATTAAAGAAGCGAT